TTTCTAGTTTTTGAGTAAGTTTTATTTTTATTTTTTGATATCCATTTTATAAATGATTCTATATTTCTCTCATTAATATTATCCTCTTCTATAGTTTTAATATTTTTACCCTTATTACTTATTTTTATCATAGTTGGATAACTTGTTACATTATATTTTAAATTTGTTAATTTAGGTAGATTACTTTGTTCTACATCACCAATAATAATATTATTATCTTTTTTTTTTAAAATATTTTCAATTTTCATCCATTCTGGTTTAGTTCTATTACATGGTTCACAATCTTCCATATAAATTAATAAAAATATACATTTGTTTTTAATAGATTTATTTAGAACATCTATATTTGTTGAATCAAAATGAATAACAGTCATTTATAATATGTAAAGAAAATCTTACATATTCTTTTTTATAATAATTATATATATGAGCACAAATTGTTTTTTATTAATAGTTTTATTTCTTTTAGGGTTATATTTTTATTCTACTAATCGTCCTAATAAAGAAGGAATGCAGAATAAAACAAATCAAAGACAGTGTCCTAATATGTTAATTCAAAAAGGTAAAAGTTTTTACTTATATAATTCAAAATTAGCAAAAGTACCTGGTGTAAATCCTATTGAATTTGATAATTTAGAAGATTATACAGAGTTTTTAGCATGGCAAAGACACCAAGGTATAAGATGTCCAGTTCTTTATTTACAAGAAACTTATGACGCACAAGGTAATCCTTCTTTTAAAGTAAGACCTAGTGTTACCGAACCACAAGGCGGACTACAACCCAGTTATGATATGCCTGCTGGGATTGCTAGCTCTGATGGAAATACAATAATGGAAAGTTCTTTAGGAAATGAAAATACACAAGCTTATCCAAATCCTATGTTATTAGTAGATGCAGGTAGAAATAATAAACCATGGAATAAAAATTCATTTCCAGCATATGATCAATCATCATTTTATGTAGGAACTACTACACCTTTAGATGCTATGAATGTGTTACAAGAAAATAAAAAAGTTAGTCCTGATGCTATGGATCCAAATTGGGGTGGGGCAAAGTACACACAATCACTTATTGATAAAGGATATTACGAAGATGATAATGTAAAAATAGCAGTATCATCATAAAATAATTGATTTAATAATCAATTTGTTTATCGCAAATAAAAACTACATAAGAAAAGGGTTGTTGATTAATAAATATATATCTTAATATGTAATAAAAAAAATCTGGATATCCTTTTTTTTTAACATATGTTTTAAAGAAGTAATTATAATATGGTTTGAAAGTTTTATCTGTTATATCATGACTTTCTTTGATAATAAAACCAATATCTGTTAGATGTTCTCTCCATTCAGATTGTTTGATTAAATTATTATCAGGAATACATAGGAACTCTTTTGTGAAACCAAGTAATATTGAGTTAAATATATTGGGTATAAAATTATTGTTTAATACAATATCTGTTATTACAAATCTCCCACCTGGTTTTAATAATTTATATGCACTTTCAAAAAATAGTGGTCTATTTTCATAATGAAATGCAGATTCAAGAGATACTATACAATTAAATGAGTTATCAGGAAAATAATCACAGAGATGATGAGCATCAATACACATGAAATCTATATTTCTAATATTTTTTTTATTTCGTATTCTATTTGCTCTATCTATTTGTGATTGTGAGAGATCAATTGCTTTAATGTAACAGTTTAATAACTTTATTTTATCATTCCAATAAAAATCTTGCGCACCATAACCACACCCAACATCCAAAATAATTTCACCTCCTTGTATATTCATAGATTCATATATAAATTTACAAAGATTCATATTTGCTTTCTTTAATGAAGTATGGGTATCGTCCCATAAACCAAAATTCATATAATAATTATCTTTACTAACATAATGAATAAATTCAATAAAATAATGATATGATATTTTACCATTTTTCCTAAAATAATTGCTTATTAGTTGATAATAAGCATAGGTTAATACAAATAAAATTATAAATATTACGATTATTTTGATCATTAATCTATATTTCATAATATATAACAAAATACAATTAAATTTATATTTAATTGTATTTTTGTTATATGATTTTATTCAATAAATAATAATTTAAAAATAATTATATTTATAATAATAATGTATTTTAAATTTTATAATTATTATAATAAAACATTAGTAAATAACATAATAAGACAAGCTAAGAAAATAAAATGTAAAAGACCCACATATGAAGTAAAAAGAATAAAATTTTCAAAATAAAAAAATTTATTTTGAATCTACATACTTCATAACATCATTTAATGCAGTCTGTGATTGGTGTAATTGATTTAGAGTTAACAAAGATTTCTCAGGGTTTTTAATATCAACTGATAAAACTGTTTTTAACATTAAATTATTTATTAAATCTTCCATATTCACAATTGCACTTTCATAGTCAGAGCTATATTTATTTATTAATAATTGATCTGTAAGCGATACGGATTTAGCTTTAATTGCTGCTGCATATTTATTGGCGTTACCTGCAATTCCATTTCCAGAAGCATCTGAAGTCATACCTTCTTTAACAGAATTAAAATTTACATTCTTAAATATAAAATAGATTACAAATATAATACATATACTCAATAATATATATACTAAATCTTTTTTCATTAATATAATATATATTTTTATTTTTTTAATAAAATTGATTTGATTAATATAAATTAAATAAATACTTCATATATAATATATAATGAACATTAATTTTCCAAATTTTAGATATTATTTTAGTTTGTTAAAGAATGATATTTTTAAGAAACATTCACCAATAAATTTAGGTAGATGGAAACTGGAAGATTGTAAATTATCAGTTAACAAAAAAATAGATTGGTCTAATTATGATCACTGTGGCGTTTGCGGTAAAAATATAATTGATTCATTAAATAATTTAAATGATAAAAAAAAAAATAAGCATAATTAATGTACTAAATAATTCATTAAAATTTCACCGGTTTTTTTATTAATTTTTCTTGATTTTCCATTTTTGGTATCTACGGATATATCAAGCATACAAGAATTATCTTCTTTTAAAGATAATATAATATTGTTTATAGAAATAAATTTCTTTAATATAGCTTTAGCTGTTATTGAACTGATACCTGGTATTTGACATAACATAATTTCATTAATATTTTCAGGAGTTACATTTTCTTTTTTAACCTTTTTAATTACATTTACATAATCTTTACTAGTTATATTTTCATTTAAACATGTATTTAATGAATAATAAGGTATTCTATCGTTGTTTTGTTTATTAATTTTATTAAAACTATTCAATATAAATATTGCAGTCTCTTCTAAATCAAATGTACGTATAACTGAAAATCCTTTATAATAATTTAATGACAAAACAGTTGAATATAATGTAAGTTTTTCAAAAGAAGTTTTTTGGAATTGATTTATTTTTCTAAAGTCACCTTCAATTAAATAAATTATATTATGATTTGGTATTTCGGATGAATTTAAGCGAAATGATTGTTCTTCATATCTTCCATCTTTTATGCTAGATATTAAATCAGAAACACTTTTTCTCTCAATTAATAACTTGATATTTTCTTTTTCATTAATTGATATATCACCTAATGGTAAATTAGTTGATTCAACTGTAATTGTGTTAAAAATAGGTATATTTTCAATTAAATGATTAATTTTATTAATTAAGTCCTTTTCTCTACAATCAATCGTTAGATTCATAATAATTACTAATTAAGTTATTATTAAACTATTTTATAAATAAATAATTTAATAATTTATTAACCCATATTACCTCCAATTGTTGCTCTATATCCTGTCTTTTGTGTTTGAATAGTTCTATTTGGAACACATTTAAGTGGCATAGTTAACACAGATCCTTTAAGAATAGGATTACTTTGCAGAAACCATCCTACTCTTGGAGCAAGACCTGCTTTTTTGTTTCCACCACATACATTTGTTCTATTAACAATTGACGCTTGATTACGTGCAGATTTACCACCACTCATATAAACCATATTATACATTTAACTTATATTTTTTTTTTTTCTAAATTATTAATTAAAACAAATTAAAAGAATTAAAAGTAGTATATATTATGAGTGAATTTAAATTTATTAATCAAGATGATGATATAATTAAATCAGAAGACGGATTAATATTTAATCCATATAATCCATTAAATACTAAGATTAAATTGAACGATGTTCAATCTATTCTTTCTAAATATAATTTACCAACTACTATTAATAATATTTCTTTATATGAGAGAGCATTTGTTCATAGATCATATGTTAAAAGACCTGACTTTGAAAATTTACAGCAAAATATAACTATAGTTAAACAACCATCAGATTGTTTACCTCTAAGTAGCAAATCAAATGAAAGATTGGAATTTTTAGGAGACGGTATATTAGAAGCAATAACAAAATATTATTTATATAGAAGATTTCCAAAAGAGAATGAGGGATTTATGACAGAAAAAAAAATTGCTATTGTAAAAAATGAAGCTATCGGAAAAATAGCATATGAAATGGGATTACATAGATGGTTAATATTGTCAAAACATGCAGAAGAAAAGAAAATAAGAACCAATTTAAAAAAACTAGGATGTTTATTTGAGTCTTTTTTAGGAGCTCTATTTCTAGATTTTAATAAGATAGTTGTAAAGGATAGCAATAATTGGTGGGAAGACAACCAGCTTGTTACAGGACCAGGATTTCAAATGGCACAAAAATTTATAGAGAATATATTTGAAACTCATATTGATTGGATTGCATTAATTCAAAATGATGATAATTATAAAAACATTTTACAAGTTAAAATACAAAAAGAGTTTAAAGTTACACCACATTATTTAGAAATTAATCATGATGTTGATGTTGGATATAAAATGGGAGTATATTTATGTTTAGGTCAACTTATTCATAATGTTACACATGATGATTCAGTTCATGTATCATTTTTTAAAACATTTGAAGCTATTCATGAATATATTATGGAACATGAAAAAGTATTAATATTTATGGGTGAAGGTCAACATAAGATTAAGCGTAAAGCTGAACAAACTGCATGTAATGAAGCAATAATATATATACAGCAAAATGAAAAGTGTTTAGATTGAATCATAGAAAAAAAATAAAAGTTTATATCATATATTATTATAGAATGAGTCATTTAGAAAAATTAAAACAAAAATTAATGGTTAAGCCAGAATTAAAAGATCGTGAAAAGGTTGAAGTTGTAATAAAAGCAAAGGAATTAGATAGTAAAGATGATTCAAATATAAAAGAAACAATAATTATAGATAAAACAAATGAAAAATTTGATAGACAAAAAATTATAGATAATTTGAAAAAAAAAAATGCTTTAAAAGTACATAAAAAAATTATTGAATTTGACAAAAAGGAAATTGAAAATAATTTAAAAAAAACATTACCACCAAAACCAGTTATAGTTGATGACAAAAAATTGAAAAAACAGAAAAAAAAACAAATTTTAATTGAAGAAAGCGACGATGAGATTGATATTAATAAAGAAGAAGAGAAAAATGAAGATAATAATCAAAAGCCTATAAAAGATATTGTTCCTATTAAAAAAGGACGTACAACAAAAAAACCTGTAAAAGGAGTTGCAGTTTTAGGACCTGAAAATAATATATTAATTGGTGATACACCATTAGCAAGCCGAATTCATAAACCTAAGGATCCAATTAATATCAAAGTTTCAAGTTATTATATGAATAATCGGGAAATTTATGTTAATTTTATTAATTCTTTATTTGAACCTTATAAACAAGAATTATTACGAAATAAAGAATCTATCACTTGTGATCAAATTGGAAAAACGACTGATAATTTTAAATTTTTAACTCATCAACAAATTGTTAGAGACTATATGAATCTTTATACGCCATATAGAGGTCTTTTATTATATCATGGTTTAGGATCAGGTAAGACTGCTACATCAATTGCTATTGCTGAAGCTATGAAAAGTACAAAAAAAATAATTATTATGACACCTGCATCATTAAAACCAAATTATGTAGAAGAATTAAAAAAGGCAGGTGATGAATATTATAAAAAAAATCAATTTTGGGAGTGGATACCAATTGACAATAATGAGGAATTAAAAAGAATTATGTCCGGTATACTAAATTTAGATCAAGAATATATTAGTAAACAACGTGGAGCATGGTTTGTTAATATCCAAAAGCCATCTAATTATAATGAATTAACGGATTTAGAAAAAAAATCATTAGAAAGTCAACTAAATAGAATGATAGAAAATAAATATACATTTATAAAATATAATGGATTAAGAACAGATAAATTATCTAAACTTACTTCTGGATTTACAAAAAATATATTTGATAACTCAGTTGTAATTATTGACGAAGCACATAATTTAATTGGACGTATTGTTAATAAACTGAAAAAAGAAAAAGAAATAAAAGAAGATGATAGAGGTGAGAAAGAACACCTACCACTTAATTTATCAATTAAATTATATGAATACTTAATGAGTGCATCTAATGCTAGAATTGTTTTATTAAGTGGAACTCCAGTAATTAATTATGCTAATGAATTTGCTATTTTATTTAATATTTTGAGAGGATATATTAAAACTTGGTATTTTCCACTTATAATAAAAACTAATAATAAAATAGACAAAAAATCGTTGCAAGAAATGCTAATAACAGCAGAAAAAAGTCATGATTATTTGGATTATTCTCCATCAAGTAAAGTACTAACAATTACACGAAATCCTTATGGATTTAAAAATAAAATTAAGACAGGAAATAAATATCAAGGTGTATCAAATATTAAAAAAAGTGATAAAGAAATAACATTTGAAAATGAAAGTATTTCTGATGAAGATTTTGAAAAAAAAATAATTAATGTTCTAAAAAAAAATGATATTGATGTTAATTATAAAGGTATCAGAATTAGATATAGAAAAACGCTTCCAGATGGATTTGATCAATTTTATAATAGATATATTAATCCTAATACAAAAGAATTAATTAATATTGATTCATTAAAGAGAAGAATAATTGGATTATCATCTTATTTCAAAAGTGCACAAGAAAACTTATTACCTAAATACGAAAAGCGTTTGGGATTAGACTATCATGTAATCCGTATTCCTATGAGTAATGAACAATTCAAAATTTATGAAAGCGCACGTATTGAGGAACGAAAATCAGAGAAAAAAAAAAAGAAAAAGAAAAATAATGATGAAGAAGAAACCAACGGTACATATAAAATATTCTCTCGTTTATTTTGTAATTATGCTTTACCTAATAGACCTATGCCTAAAGATATTAATTTTGAAAAGGTTATGGATAATTTAATTTTAAGCCAATTAGAAGATACAATTCGTAAAGACGTAACTAAATCATTATTACTACAGAAAGAAGATATCATAAATAAAATAGAGGATGAAGCTAAAAAACAAGAAGTAATTCTAGAAATAGATAAATATATGAATGAAAAGGTCGAACAAAATACAGAAACATTATTAAATGAATTTTTAAAACGTAAGAAAATTGATAGAGAAAAAGAAAAAACTAAAAAAAATAAAAAAACTAAGTCTTCTAAAAATAAATTGAATGAAGATCAATTAATGATAACTGATTTGTCTAAACAAGAAATAGAAGAGAGACTAGAACAATATGAGATTAACTTTGACATTGAGGGTACTAAGCAAGAAGAGAATAATGATATAAATGATTTATTAAATGATGCACAACGTTTAGAATCACGAAAAGATATGGAGATCCAAAATGAAGGAGAAATAGAGGGTGATGAAATAATAGATGAAATTGGAGGAGATACATATAAAGCACGAATATTAGATACTATAAGATTCTTAAAAGAAAATTCAAATGAATATTTATCTCCAGAGGCATTACAAATTTATAGTCCTAAATTTTTACATATGCTAGATAATATTAAAGATCCTGATTATGAAGGTCTTCATTTAGTTTATAGTCAATTTAGAACATTAGAAGGTCTTGGTATATTTTCCCTAGTTCTAGAAAAAAATGGATTTGTTGAATTTAAAATTAAAAAATCTCCTGCTGGAGTATGGGAAATTAATATTAAAGAAGAAGATATTGGGAAACCTACATTTGCTTTATATACTGGAACTGAAACTGTAGAAGAAAAAGAAATTATTAGACATATTTATAATGGAGAATGGGATAAAATTGATCAATCCCTATCAAAACCATTATATAAAATGGCAAATAATAACAAAATGGGAGAAATTATAAAGGTGTTTATGATTACATCATCTGGATCAGAAGGAATTAATCTAAAAAATACACGATATGTACATGTTATGGAACCATATTGGCATCCTGTAAGAATGGAACAAGTTATTGGTAGAGCAAGGCGAATTTGTAGTCATAATGAATTACCGGAGAAATTACAAACTGTTGAAGTTTTTGTATATTTAATGGTATTTACAAATGAACAATTAAAATCAGACCAAGCCATCGAATTAAAAAGACATGATTTAAGCCGAAAATTACCACCTGTTCCTATGACAACAGATCAAAACTTATATGAATTATCTGAAATAAAAGCTAATTTAAATATACAAATGACAAATGCTATAAAAGAAACAGCTTTTGATTGTTATTTATATTCAAGTGGAAAATGTATAAACTTTGGTAGTCCAAATAATGATAAATTTTCATATGTTCCTGATTATGCTGAACAGCAAAGTGATATTGTAGCAAAAGTAAATAAAACTAAACAAATATGGAGTGGAAAACCAATTGAAATTGCAGGTGTTGTATATGTATACAAACGAATTAATCCAAAATTATTACAAATTTATGATAAACAAAGTTACGATGAAGCAGTAATAGATTCTTCAAAAGAACCTGTACAAATAGGTACTTTAGAAGTAAATGAAAAAGGAGAACAGGTTTTTAAACAATTAGTAACATAATGAAAGTATAAAATCAACTAAACTTTTGTCTTCATATGATAAATTTTCGTATAATAATATTGAGTTAGTTATATAAAAAATAATATTTGATTTACTATTATCCAAACTAACTTTTGTTTCTCTTTCTAAAAGAATTTTACTATAAACAATTTTGTTCTTTATTTTTTTATTTTTAATTGATATATTTAATGAAGATAAATTAGAATCACTTGGAGGTTTTATCAAACCTTTTTTGCAATTAGATTTTGAATTTATAATTAAAAATTTATATAACAATAAAAATGAAATAATTATAAATATATACATTTAAATATATATATATATTTATGATTAATATATTTATATTATTAGTCATAGGTATATTATTAGTCATAGGTATATTATTAGTCAAATATATATGATTTGTTAGGTGCTGTAGGTTCTGCATATGTTATTGATTCTGCATATACAAAATTATCAACTTTTTCTTCCGGATATTCTAAATTTTGGTGATAATTTGTATATATATTTATATGTCTGTATTTTTTTTCTAAACGACTTAAACTGTAAATATATAAATTGTAATATTTATAAACTTTCTTTTTATAATATGTACTTAAAAAAAACCAATTTCCTATCGTATTCATCCTATAATTATAAAAATTGTATTTATCTCTATATTTACAATATTCTATTACATCTCTCTCTAATTGTAATACTGAAAATCTTTCTTTTTCATATAACATATATAAATTACAGTTAATTTAATTTACGCAATAAGACATCTAATTTTTCTGAAATTTTGTCTAGTTTGTTATTTAAATTAGTTATATCATTTGTTTGAAGGTCATTTATATTACTTATTTTCTTCAATTTTGTAAATATATTATTTGTATCTAATGATTTATCTGCCCAAGAAATATGTTTCTCTTTTTTATCTAAATGAATAATTTCTTTTTGAAACTCTGAACTATCTATTTCTTCATTTATATTTATATTTCGAAAAGTAGAATTTTTATTTAATTCTTTTTGATTTATTGAGTTATCAATTTTATTATTATCATTATTTTTATCATTATTTTTATGTATAATACTTATATCATAATTTCTATTTTTTATAATTTCTTCTATCAATTTATCTGTTTCTTTTAATGGAACATCAGAATTATTTATTGCAAATTCTGGAACTTCAGGTTTTTTAAGATTAATCATATTATCAAAATCAGTTTTATGATAATTAAATTTTGCATCAAACTGTTTTTGATTATTTTTGTTAATATCTTGAGATGTAATTAATTCCTGCTTTTCTTTTTTATAATCAGGTTTATTATTAAAATTTTTATTTACGTAGTTTTTTATTAACATAATATATTTTTTATTTAAATCTATTAAACTACCTGAATTGTGCTTTTCTTTTTCATAAAAAGGAACGAAATTTGATTCTAATAAATTAAATACTTCTGGTTTATAATTAATATCGATAGTTAAATTTTCGTCTAAAATATCCCATATTAATCCCTTATTTTGTTTACTAAGAAAATTATCCATTATATTTTATAATGGGTAATTTTTATATTATAATGAAGGATTAAAATATATTTTTCTAAATTTTGATATTTCTTCATCATTAATACGATGTGTTTTTAAATATTCAGTTGATAAAGTATCTTTTAACATACTTACTATAAAAAATAGTGAATATACACCACATTCTGAATTTTTTTTTTGATGTTTATGACCATAACTTGAATCAATCTTAAAATTTATTTTTGGAGATAAACTAGCTCCTTGGTCCTTAACTTTGTTTATAAAATTATCTACTTCTTTAGGTGCTGGATCACCTGTACTATCAAAGTAAAATATAATTTTCTTTTTAATATTTATAAACATAGATATCCAGTGTTGACCAGATCTATTATGAGGATCTGTGTTATAAATTATACCAATCTTATATTTACCTTTCTTAATTTCATCTTTTAAGTTAAATTTACATAATTCTTCCCATACACATTCGCCATATAATTTGTGTTTATCAAAATCAATTGGAGAAGGACCTATAAAATCAAAACATTTATATGCTTTTTCATATTGCTTCATTACTTTCATTATATCAACACTTGACAACCATTCATTCGGATTTTTTTTCCATTCAATAGGAGTTTTTGGAGCAAACGAATCTTTTAAATTAGCTGGTAATTCACCAAAATGGGTTTTCTGTTTTAACCAACACGATTCTTTATTACAAACAGATGATAGATATATCTTTAGATTATTATGAATTTCTAAAGGATCATTTGTCTTTATTAAAACATCTGGATGTCGAGCATTCCATCGATCTCTTAATTTTAAAATAGATTCGTCAGTATAACATGAGAAATCGTTTATATCATCTTTTGATTTCGGACTACAATTTACATGTTCTAATTTAATATTACCACCTTTAACATTAAAATTACGGTTTTTATATTTTTTTTTTGACTTACTTGTCATTCTCTTCGTCCTTTTGTTTTTTTTTATCATTATTTTTCGAGATTTGCGAACTATTTTCATTCTTTGATTCTTTTTTGTCTGATTTTTTTTCTTCATAAATATTGTTAATATTTTTCTTTTTTTTAAAATTTTTAACCCCTTTTAATTTTAGCTCTGGGTCTTTTAAATTTATATTTTTATTCCGGGGCAATATAATTTTATTTTCCCCTAATTTTTCTTTTATAACAAAATTATCTAATGAGTTTTCACTTATTTTTAAGGATTTTATATATTCTAAATTTGCATGATCTACATTATCATCGGTTGAGCAAGAAATATTACTTTTATTATTATTTATTAAATTCAAATCTTCTTGTATAATATCATTTTTATCTAAACTCTTAAAATAATTTATGCATGAATTAATATAATTATCAAATGTATATTTTATTTCGGGATATATTTTTACATCTGAATCAATAAGTAGTTCCTTTGTTAAACTAAAAATTCTTTTTTTATAAAATTTTTTATCTTTTTTATTTATTTTTTTATTTACGCTTTGGGAAATATATTTATCAAATTTTTCTTTATTTATTAAATAATCTAAAGTTATTTGATTTAATAATTTTTCTTGCATACAATTATAATATAAAACTATTTTCATTTTTATCCACAGTTGATATCTTTTAATTGAACCCTTGTATTATTGTTGAAAAAATTTACTCCTAATATTTTTTCATCCGGATTTGGATTAAAATGCTCAAAACTCTCTTCATTAAAAAGTAACTTTCTTTCACCTAGTTCTATATTTGGTGTTGAAAAATTATGTTGATATAAGTCGCTATTACTATTTGGGACATATACTGATTGACTACACTTTTGTATAGCATATATTTGATTTCTAAGTTCGGATTCTGTATTTACATTTGAAGCAAAACCTGACCATGGCGAAACTCTATTTCCTGGATTAAACGTTGTTTTTACATTATATGTAGGTAAATCTATAAACGGTGTGTTTATTTCTCTCCTTGGATCTACTATCGGTAAATATGAATATTTTGTCATTACAGGTCTTACATTCAAATAAGGTTGTAATGGATGACTGGGAATATTTCTACTATATAGCTTTTTATTCATATCTTCTAGAATTTGTGAAGGACAATCAGAATTCATATATATATTGTTAAATTATAAAAAAAAAATCTAATAAATTTAAATAATATATATAAAGGGTTATTAATATTAATATTTAATAATTAATGTGCGGGATATTCTCTTTATTTAATGTTGATTATTCATATTATAACAAAAATTTAATTGAAAAAATGTTTATGAAAAGTAGTAATAGAGGACCAGAAAAATCTGATATTAAAGATTATTTAAATTTAACTATGGGATTTCATAGATTAGCTATAAATGGGTTAGATATTGAATCTTCTCAACCTATTGAAATAAGAGATATTGTATTGATATGTAATGGTGAAATATTTAATTATAAAGAACTTTTTAATTTGATTGACCAAAAACCAGAAACCAACTCCGATTGTGAAATTATTATTCATCTATTTATTAAATATGGTATAGACTATACACTTAGTTTACTAGATGGAGAGTATGCTTTTATTTTATTAGATAATAGAAAGAAAAATGGGGATTTAAATAATTATACATATGTTGCAAGAGATCCTTTTGGTATAAGACCATTATTTATATTAACTCCAACTAAAAGAAAGTCTTATAATAAATTAATCGGATTTGCTTCTGAAGCAAAATCTTTAATTGATATAAAAAATTATGTAGCTACTGATTTATATAATGAACATGTTAATGAAAAATTTGATTTAAAACAATTTAACCCAGGATCATATAATCAATATAAAAATGTAATAAATAAAAGTATAACTAAATCTAATTATTGGAAATTAATTAAGCAACAACAATTTTATAATTTACCTATTATTAATTTAAATAATAATTATGAATTTAATATAAATGAATGTAAAAAACAATTAGTAACTTATATTAAAAAAGCTGTTTTTACTAGATGTTCTACATCTGAAAGACCTGTTGCATGTTTATTGTCAGGCGGATTAGATAGTAGTACTGTAACAGCAATTGCAAATCATTATTTTAACTTAAGAGGGGAAAAACTTCAAACATTTAGCATCGGATTAGAAGGATCTATTGATTTAAAATATGCTAAAGAAGTAGCTGATTATTTAGGTACTGTACATCATGAGATTATCATTAATACTAATGATTTATTGGAAGATATTAAAGATGTAATTTATTCAATTGAATCTTACGATACAACTACTGTAAGAGCAAGTATAGGAAATTATTTGGTTGGAAAATATATATCTAAAAAAACAACTGCCAAGGTTATATTGAATGGAGATGGTGCGGATGAACTATTTGGAGGATATCTATATTTTCATAATTTAAAAAATAATTTAGATTTTGATAAAGAAGTTAAACATTTATTAAAAAATATACATTATTTTGACGTATTAAGATCTGATAGATGTATTTCTTCTCATGGTCTAGAACCACGTACACCATTTTTAGACAAAGATTTAGTAAATTTCTACTTATCACTTCCTATTTCTATTAGAAACCATAATATATCTAATCAGATGGAAAAACAGTTCTTGAGGGATGCTGTATCAAGTATGTATGATTTTAATAATAGAAATCTATTACCGAAAAATATTATTTATAGAAGAAAAGAAGCATTTAGCGATGGTGTCAGTTCATTACAAAAATCTTTTTTTACCATAATTCAGGAAACTATAGAAGGTTTTTTAAGAAATAACGTTAACATTACAAATATAAATACTACCGAAGTATCTGGACTTGAATTAGAAAAAATATATTATAAATTAACATTTGATGAATTTTATACTGATTGTTCTGATATTATACCTTATTTTTGGATGCCTAAGTTTGCTTCTACACTTGATCCTAGCGCTAGATTATTAAATATATATAACAAATCTGTTATTGTTGCTGATGATGATGATGAACCAGAAATGAGGAGATATACAGTAGCAGGAATAAGCCATCCTAGTAAATAAAATAAAATTTATATATATGAATACAACACTAAAATATCAAGAACAATTTTTTGACTTATATATTAATTTTTCTTATTTTTTAATAATAGTTTCGTTTTTAGGAATATCAATTTTAAATAAAGAATATATAGATGAGTTAGATAATATAATTAAACTTTATATATCTTTATTTTTAATATGGCGATTCCATCCATTAAAAAATGGTTCTCACTTTGGCAGTCTTGATCGAAAATTAGCATTTAGTGCAGGAATCCTTTTACTAACTACTACCTTTTTAAATGATTATATTATAAGTATTAAACAATATGTATTATCATTTTTTAATGATAAGATAGCAAAGAAAGATAATTTAGAATTACTTCTTCACTTTTAATTTGGATTATTAAATATTTTTGCGTGTTTTATTCCTATTCGTATTTTTATATTTGATTTTTAATGTCTTTTGTTTGTTTTCCATAAAAAATTGTTTTAAATGATTAATAGTTTCTTTACTAACTATACTGTCAATTTTTAAATCATCATTTGATTTAATCATAGTCTTATAATTAAATCGTTTTATTATCTGCATCATATTCGTTTTAAAATTTGAATCACACATATCTTTACAATCATTTGTTTTTATTATTAAATCTATCATATATTCAAATTTATAATCATAATAATATGGCTTTATGTTAATATAATAAACTTTGTCATTTATCATATCTGGATAGAATACATCATCTATAAAGCATATTTCGGTTTCTAATGGTAATTGTGTACACTTAATTAAATCATCATATGTTTTTTCATTTGTAGTTCTACAAATTTCAATTATTTTACCTTTTATTTTGAATGCAGCAATCAAATTATCAAATAGTTTATAATTTAATTTAGACTCGAAATAATTTATAAAATAATTTATCCATTTAGAAATTCCTGTGTTATTTGAATAAATCATTATTTTTTTACAACTTTTATCTTTTTTTTTTTCCATTAAATATCTCAAAATCTCAAATATATTTGGCCTTAAATATAACGGATATAAGTCCAATAATTTATTAAAAAAATCTTGATTAAAAATAATTTTTTTACCAAGTACATGTTCATTAAAGAATTTTAAACTTTCCCATAATACGCTAAATTGTGTAAAATAGCCTAATGTTTCATCAAAATCTAAAACAACAATTTTCATGTTTAAATTTATTATTAATATATATATATATATTTATGTCCAATTTAACAAAAAAAGATTATATAAATATATTAAAATACTATAACTTATCTATACCAAAATCATATAAATTATTAAAATCTAAAGCAAATACTATTTTAAACAATAAATTATGTCGTTGTATTAAGAAATTAGAACCTATATATAAATTTAGATCAGTGGGAACATGTAAAAAATCTGTATTACATAGGAAAAATATAACTACCAAAATTCATTCCTGTAAAAAAAAAAATAAAACTCAATTTAGAAGGTATAATTAATTAAAATTTATTTTTTTGAAATATGGTCTAAAGCACAAATAAGAACATTTTCCTGTTCTGTTAATTTTTGAAATATTAAATTTGAATCCATATTTAATCTAAAGTGTTTATTTTTAAAACCGAAATTTTTACAAATTAACATTATTCCACTATTTGTTATTTCTACATTACAAAACAAAGCACCTTTATTTAAAAAAATATTAGTTGGATCTTCAATATTAATCCATCTTATGTAAGTGCCATATCTTAACTCATTAATTTCATCTATATATTTATAACCTATCAATTTTCCCATTATAGCTTCTTTTTCTGTTTTTTTTAAATTCAATTCATTTATTAATTCTAAATTCATTTGTTTTATTTTTTTTGAATTAAAATTCATTAATGAATCATTTGACTCATCATCTAAAGCTTTTAATAATTTATTTACGTCCATATTTAAATAATAAATTTATTATTATATGTTTTTTTATATAATTAACATATAATATGTGTTTTAAAATAATTAAAAATTTATTCAAAAACCAAAATAAATGTAAAAAAAATAATAATAATTTTTTTAAAAGTAAAATTATTAATTATAACATCTTGTTTAAATATAAATAATTTTTATAATTACCATGAACTTCCAAAGCTTCCTCCCAATACTGAATTTGCTGCCAAAGGTCCGGTATCATTTGTAAAACTCTCTGACCCTGGCTGCGCTGCATTTACTAATGGGGTTGGATCTTTTTGAAAGAATTGGTTATAATCTGGAAGTTGTTGAGGTGAAAGCATATTTTGATTGTTATTTTGTGACATATCACTAGTAGGAAGCGAATTTATTGCGGTACCGTCAGAAAAAGAATTGGATAAAGCTACATTAGATGTATTTGATGGAGGCAAAGTAGGTGGTAATCTTCCTGCAATTGGTTGGGATACCTTTACTTTTGCTTTTTTATTTTTATTTTTTGACGATTTTCCGTCCCATAATTCCATAATTCTATCAAGAAGTATATTTACTTTCTCTCCTAATCTGGAATTAATACTTAATATTATCATTAAAACTGCTAAAATAATATATATTACATTATTTTGTGGATATTCTTCACCACTATATGTTGGTACATAACAAATTATCCTGTTTATATAAAAGAATCCTATAAACATCACTAAAATTTGAATTATAATTTCAGCTATCATTTCTACTGTTCCTTTTGACTCATCAATATCTGGTATATAAGTTGAAATTAGCTTATTTAAAGATACTAAAGGAACTACAGCTAAAATACTATATTGTACTACATTTAATAATTCAGCTTTAGTATTATCATTAAAATTAAAAACATATTTTACAAAATTTTTTTTTGAATCGTCAGAACTTTCCATATGATTTATAAAAAGAAATTAAATTTTGTTTAAAATAAGTTTTTAATGCGTAACTATTTAAAAACTTATGTTTATTAATTATATTATAATGAGTCAACGTTCGTTAGCTGCTGCAAGATCTAGAAGAGCGCCCATAGAACCTCCAAAATCTAATCAAAGATCTTTACCACCACCGCCTGTATCTAGTCAAAAAACTAATGGATTACCATTTTCAAAATTATCTATTTCCGATGCTATTGGTCTAATTACATTACGTTTAGGAAAAGTTGAATCTTTTCTTATTGAACAACAAAATAATCCATCCTCAAATATTAAATCAACTATTATGGAAAACACGTTGGATAATACATTACTTACCTCCTTAAATAGACGTGTTGAAGAATTAGAAAAAAAAAATTCTATCTTTCCATTGGATGATTTAATTTCTGAAGTCGATAATATAAAATCACAATTCCAATCTTTAGTTAATGATTATGAATCAAGATATAATCAATATGATAATTCATTATTAGAAATACAAACAAAATTTATGGGAAATGATGACCATATTATAACTCAAAATGATGAAAATTCTAATATTATTGATGAAGATTCTATTGTTGATAATGAAGAAAATGCACAAGTTATGGAAGAAAATATTGAACAACCATCTAAAAAAAAAGGAGGACGTAGAAAAAAAATTAACGTATAACAGGTTTAAAACTTAAATTATATAGTTATATATGGAATTAACTATAGGTTATGAAAAAAAGAAATTTTTATGTCTATATTCTCTAATTTAAAAAATTTCTCTACTATTATAGCTATTGTTTTTAAACCAACACAATTTTATAGTCAAGGATTAGATAAATCACAAGTGTGTATGTTTGACTTAACAATTCAAAATGAATGGTTTAACTTATATGATGTTAAAAAAGAAATAACTATTTATATTGATTCTATAACTCTATATAAAATATTAAATTTATCAAGTACTAATAATTATAATATAAATATGAGTTTAAATAAAGATAATCTTGATTTATTAAATATAAAATTTTTTCTAGATAATATGGATTGTGAAAAAGAATTCTCAATTCCATTAATTGATTGTGACTATCAATTTTTAAAAGTTAATAAAAATGATTATACAGCTGATTTTAAAGTTGGAAGTAAAAATTTTCACGATATTATTTCACAGTTATTAAGTTTTGGAAATCAAATTAAATTTATATGTAATTCAGATAATATAATTATGAATTGCAATGGTGATTGTGCCGATATGAAAGTAAATTTGATTGGTTTTGAAGAATATACTATTGATGAGGGAGAAAATATAGATGTTACTTATAATTTAAATAATATGAATAAAATGTGTTTGAACCCAAAAATATCACCTATTATCGAAATTTATATTTCTAATGATTTACCTTTAAAAATAAATTATAATATTGGTAATAGAAGTAATATTATTTTTTTTGCTGCACCAACCATTACTGATGTTTAAATCAAATTGTTTACGTAATAAATAATTATAAATTATAATTATTTATATTAATTATGAAATTTTTTATAGCTATATTTATTTTTTGTCTTGTTTTATTTATTTATTTACATGTACAATTTCAATTAAAAACAAGTAATGATTTAGAAATTTATGAAATAGATGATGTTACAAAAACTAAATTAGAGGAGGTATGTGATATGAGACAACCATTATTATTTGAATTTGAAAATGAAAAAATAATTCAATTCACAAATCCTCAGTTTTTACAAGAAAATTATCACGCATTTGAAATAAAAATACGAAATTCCAAAGAAATTGATAACGAAAGTGAATTATATCTTCCATTACCATTACATGCATCCATGAAATTATTTAATGAAGATAAATCATCCTCTTATTTTACTGAAAATAATAATGATTTTTTAGAAGAAACTGGAATTGTAAAAACTTTCAAATATAATGACGAAATATTACGACCATACATGGTATCAAATTGCAATTATGATATTCTAATGGGATCTAAAGGAACTATTACTCCTTTTAGATATAAACTAAATTATAGAAATTATTTTTTATTAACTTATGGATCAGCTAAAATTAAAATTGCTCCTCCACAAAGTGTAAGGTATTTAAATCCTAAATATGATTATGAAAATTTTGAGTTTTCATCACCTATTAATCCTTGGAATGTTCAACCAAAATATTCTGCTGATTTTGATAAAATAAAATGTCTTGAATTTACCTTATTACCTGGAAAAACTTTATTTCTTCCTGCATATTGGTGGTATAGCATAGAATTTAGTGAAAATACATCAATATCGTGCTTCTTTTATAAAACATATATGAATAATATAGCTATTTTACAATATTTAGCACTTCATGCATTACAGATTCAAAATGTTAAAAGAAAAATATTAAAAAAAATAGACAACATAAACAGCACTAATAACGTTATATCTGGTTCAAATGAATCTCAAACTAAGGATACACCTGATATAATTGATAAAAACTTAAACCCTTTATCAAATGAACAATTAATTAATAATACTACCTAATTATGAATAATTATTATTTAAATACTATATATTAATTTTAATTAATGGTATTTAAAATACACGGAGAAAGAAATTCTGGAACAAAATTTTTGACTAATTTATTTGAAGCTAACTTTAAATTTGCTCCTTTTCAAGAATATTATATAAATAATAATTGTTTTTTTTGGAAACACGGAACATTTTTAAAAAAACATATTTCTTCCCAAATTGATATATTCATCATACGATCATTAGATAATTGGTTACTATCCATGTTTAATAATCCATATCATCTTAATAAATTTTCTAATTTTTACGACTTTATAATTAGTAAACAGTCCTCATCTGATACTTGGACTAAAGATGGACATTTAAATTTACCAATTAATTATGAAGATAATGATAAAACTATATTGGAAATAAGATATTTTAAATTAAAAAAAATATTTGATTATTGCAATCAAAACTCAAATACAATTATTGTTAGTTTAGATTACATACATAATCCAATTAATTGCGAGAAATTTTTAAGAGATATTAATAAAATTTATAATTTAAATAAAAATGACAATTATATTACATCTATCAAATACATAAAAAAAAATTATAACATTAATATTGATCATTTTAGAAATAAAATTTGTAATATAAAAAATAATTATATAGAAAATTATATATCTAATTTAACATATATAATAAAATATTCACCCTAGTTTATTATTAAATTTTTTTTTTTTTT